ATGCGTAATATGGTGCGTCAATATCATGGCTACCCAAGTGAGTTTACCGGTAATGTTGCGACTAGCTATGGAACGTATAACGAACCCAATGCTTTAGCTGATTACGAATTGAAGTTTAATAAAAAAGTCGTAGAAACTGGTTTTCATACTTTTGAAGATTGGCTTGGAGCATCACCAGATGGTTTGATTAATGATGATGGATTGATAGAGATTAAATGCCCATATGGGTTGCGTGACAAGAACCCACCAGAGTTTAAGTCTATAGATTACCAAACGCATTATTGGATGCAAATACAGATTCAACTTCTTGTTACTGGTCGCCAATGGTGTCATTTTTACCAATGGTCTGCACACGGTTACATGCTTGAAACAGTACAATTTAATCCATTAGCTATTGAAGAATATTTACCAAAGTTAAAAGACTTCTACAATGAATATCTTGTAGAGCGTGAACTTCCACAGGCACAAAAGTATCTTGAAGAGAAACGCCAACAAGTTAGGTGCGAAGGACAGGTTGATCGCTACTTAATGATTGCAGAGCAGATAAAAGAACTTGAAGCAGAAAAGAAACGATTGCTTGATGAAATAGTTAAGTTAGCTGATGGTAAAGATAGTGAGATCAATGGTCACAAACTAACTAAAGTCACTAAAGCTGGTTCTATATCTTATGCTAAAGCAGTTAAAGAACTTCTGCCAGATGCAGACCTTACTGAATATACTGGTGATCCTGTTAGTTATTGGAGATTGACATGAGAACTTATAACAGAAATAAGAATGTTTGGGATGCAGGCGTAGAAAGATTAGATTTTATATTTAATAATTTTGAAAGAATATATCTTTCATTTTCAGGCGGCAAAGATTCTGGAGTAATGCTTAATTTTGTTTTGAAATATATGAGGGAAAAAGGAATAACAAAAAAAATAGGCATTCAAATTTTAGACAATGAAGCAAATTATGAATTGTCTGTAGAGTTTATGCACAAAATACTTGATTCAAATAGAGATTTGCTTGAAATTTATTGGTGCTGTTTGCCAATAACGCTTCCTTGCACAATAAGTTCGTATGCAGTTGAATGGCAATGCTGGGGTAATAGAGATAAAGAAAGATGGATACGTCCTATGCCAAAACAAGATTACATTGTTAATTTTGAAAATCATAATTTTCCATTTTTTGAAGAAGATATGCCATACGATAAATTCTGGGATGGATTTTCAGAATGGTATTCACAAGGCAAAACTTGCGCAAATTTAATTGGAATTAGAACTGTTGAAAGTTTAAACAGGTTTAGAGCAATTATGAATCAACGCAAGGAAACATTAGGCGGTCAAATGTGGACAAAAAAGAATACTGAACATTCTTATAATTGTTACCCCATTTATGATTGGAGAACAGAAGATGTTTGGACGGCTAATTATATATATGATTGGGATTACAACAAACTTTACGATATTTTTTATAAAGCAGGTATTCCAGTTCATAGAATGAGGGTTGCGTCTCCATTTATGTCTGAGTCTAAATCTAGTTTAGGTTTGTATCGAGTTATTGATCCTCATACATGGGCTAAATTATGTGCCAGAGTGCAAGGTGCTAACTTTATAGCAACTTATGGAAAACAACTTAATTACAATACTTTTAAGCTTCCAGAAGGCCATACATGGAAATCATTTGTTAAATTTTTATTGGCAACTTTACCGGAGGAAGTTTCTATAAATTTTAAAATGCGGTTTGTTCAATCTATAAAATACTGGGGTAGAGTTGGGCAAACCGTATCAGACAGCACTTTAAAACAACTAAGAGAAAGTAACCGTATAAAGATAAAAGAAAACGGATTAACTCCTCATGGAAGGAAAGACAAAATTAGAGTGATAATTAAAAAATACCCAGACCATACTGATGATATAAGAAATAATAATAGTGAAATTGCTTCATGGAAACGATTTGCAATTACTATTTTAAAAAATGACCATATCTGTAAATATATGGGATTTGCTCCAACAAAAGAACAAGCATTGAGACAACGTAATATTATGGAAAAATATAAAAAATTATGAAAATAATTAAATTACATGAATTAGCAGGAACAGAAAGAGAAGTTAAATGCCCAAAAGGAGGGTTTTTAAGCAGAAGGTTTTTGCTTGAAAAAGACAATATGGGATTTTCTGTAACAAATACAATAATACCTCCAAATGGAGAGCAACATTGGCATTATAAAAATCATCTTGAAGCTTGTTATTGCATAAAAGGCCATGGGTGTATTACAAATAAAAATACAGGAGAAAAGCATAGGATATTGCCTGGCACAATGTACGTTCTTGATAACAATGATCCGCATTCATTTATAGCTTTTTCTACAGTAGAGCTGCTATGCGTATTTAACCCACCATTAACAGGACTTGAGGTCCACAATAAGGATAATTCATATGACATTTAAATCTCCAGTTTATAACGTACTTTGCGTTCCATTTAGCCAAGTAACTGCAAATGATTACAACCCTAATGCAGTTGCTCCACCTGAGATGGCTTTATTAGAAACATCAATATGGGAAGATGGATATACGCAGCCAATTGTTACTTATTATGATGATACAAAAGACATTTACATTGTAGTAGATGGTTTTCACCGCTATTTAACAATGAAAAATAGTGAGCGCATAAGAGAGCGTGAAAATAACATGCTGCCAATTGTTGTAATTAAAAAAGAACTTGGCGACAGAATGGCATCTACTATCAGACATAACAGAGCTAGAGGATCTCATAATATTGAATTAATGAGTACTATAGTTTCTGAGCTTGTTGAAATGGGGAAAGGAGATTTCTGGATATGTAAACATATTGGAATGAGCGTTGATGAGCTATTAAGATTAAAACAAATAACTGGCGTTGCTGCTTTATTTCAAAATCGTAGTTTTTCTGATAGTTGGGAAGCAGATGAAGAAGAATGGGCTTAGGATTTATCATCCTTGGTGGCTATGGGAGTGCTATAAAGCAGGATTTTATAGCACTATTCCACCTGATGGAAAAACAAAAGAACAGTGCAAAGAAGAATATGCAATTTTTTTATCAGATATTGAGTTGTTTAATTATTCAATGGATGAAGTAATAAAAACATGGAAATATTCTTCAGAGCATTTTTTATCTAATCCAAGTATAAATAGAATAGCTTGGCTTGGGCAGTCATCAATGTGTTTGGCAAATAAAATACCAAGCACATTTAAAAGTGGCTTCTTTTTATTAAATGATTATCAAAAAATAGAAGCAAACAATGCAGCAAGGATAAAATTAAATGATTGGGAAAATACAAGATTATATTAATAAATGGAAAGAACAGGGTTATCCAATAGATATTCCTGATGAAGTTCCTGTTGAATTAATGAAAAATAACTTAGCTCCATCATACAAAGCTATAGCAATAGCTATTTTAAAAAACGATCATGGTTTATTAACGCTTGGCAATACAGCAAAGCCATCAAAATGGTATTCTTTTTTTAAACGTATTGAACTAAGTAATTAATGATTATGAAACTCCGTCCATACCAACAACAAGCACATGATGCAGCTATAAAATGGATAAAGAAATGTACTGATCCGTGCGTATTAGAATTGCCAACAGGGAGTGGCAAGTCTTTAATTGTAGCAGCAATAGCAAATACATTACACCAAGTTAGTAGTGGTAAACATATATTGTGTCTTGTCCCATCAAAAGAACTGTTAGAACAAAATGCAGAAAAATATAGAGATACTGGCAATCAATGCAGTTTGTTTAGTGCCAGTGTTGGTGAAACTTGTTTAAAACATCCAGTTGTTTTTGGAACACCAGTTAGTGTTAAGAATAAAATACACAGATTTGGTTCTAAATTTTGTGCTGTTGTATTAGATGAAGCGCATCGCATAACACCAACGGTAAAAAGTATTATTGAATCTTTAGTTGCTTGTAATCCTAATCTGCGTGTAATAGGTCTTAGTGCTACTCCATACAGACTTGGTGATGGCTATATATATAGAATGGATGAGAATGGCAATGCTTATGGAAATGATAAAACTAAGAACCCTTATTTTACTGCAAGAGTATTTACTGTTTACGCTCGTGATCTGATCCAGCAAGGATATTTAACACAGCCTGTCATTGGTGCAATTAATTCAGGTCATTATGAAACATTAGATATGCAGCTTAATAGCATGGGTAAGTTTGCAAAGGCAGACGTTGATAGAGCCTATCATGGTCAAGGAAGGCTCACCAGTGCGATTGTAGGCGATATTGTATCGCAAGCAGTAGATAGACAAGGTGTAATGATTTTCTCTGCGACAGTGCAACATGCTCACGAGGTTATGCAGTCTTTACCACCAAGTTTATCTTGCATAGTTACAGGAGAAACACCTAAGTTGGAACGTGAACAAATACTGCGAAAATTCAAAGCTAGGCAATTAAAATATTTAGTTAATGTTTCGGTATTGACCACTGGATTTGATGCGCCACACGTTGATTTAATAGCTATTTTAAGAGCTACAGAGTCAGTTAGTTTGCTCCAACAAATAATCGGCAGAGGATTGCGTATTGATAACAATAAAGATGATTGTTTGATACTGGATTATGCTGAAAATATAAGTAGACATTGTCCTGATGGTGATTTATTTAATCCTGAGATAGAAGCATCAGGTGATTACGGAGCTGGTGAAGCAATAGAAGCACAATGTCCAGAGTGCAGAGCAATAAATCAGTTTGCACCAGTAATTAATGAAGCAAAACATGAGATTGACATTAATGGATATTTTATTGATTTGGAAGGAATACGACTAGAAACAGAATATGGAGATATGCCAGCACATCATGGAAGAAGATGTTTTGGTCAAGTAATGAACAAAACAATCAGAAAGTTAGTTAGATGCCCATACCGATGGACTTTTAAACCATGCCCACATTGTGAAGAAGAAAATGATATTGCTGCACGTTATTGTTGTAGTTGCAAAGGTGAATTGATTGATCCAAACAGTAAGTTAATTGCAGACTTCCAAATGAAAAAGAAAGACCCGACACAAATACAGACTGACAAAGTTGTTGCAATGCGTGCAATACCTACATTAAGTAAGGCAGGAAATGAATGTTTAAGAGTTGATTTTATAACTGAGTACAGATCATTCCCAGTGTGGTTTAGTTCAAAAATGCAACCTTTTTTAGATCGGTTTAACCGAATAACAAGTGATGGAACAATAACACCAAGCACGATTACTTATCGAAAGAAAGGTGATTTTTATGCAATTTATGGATATAACGAGGCAGCTGATGAAGTTCCACAATGATATAAAAGTTTTTGGTGATATTGAGTTTAGAGGTGAATGTCCTTCTGAAGCTGCTGAAGCAGTAACATTCTTTGCAAAGTTAAGGAGAGAATATCCTGATAGTTATGGAAAGATTGCTACGCACATTAGGAATGAAGGATTGCGAACTTTCTACCAGGCAACTAAACAAAAGAGTGAAGGAATGGTTAAAGGTGCGCCAGATATTATTATTCCTGCAAGCGTTGCGTTCGTTTGTGAATTAAAACGACAAGATCATACACGTTCAAAATGGCAGGATGGACAGGTTGAATACCTGCTGGAAGCCCAGAAACAGGGAGCTTTCGTTTGTATTGGTCTAGGTTATGTTGGCGCATATGAAGCATTTATTTTCTGGAAAGATAAAAAATATTTGCAAAACGATAAATAATTGATTAATATTTACCCAGCTTCAAAGAAACATTAACTACAACTATAAAGAGAAAACAACATGAACAATAAACAAATAGCAGTAATAGTATTAACCGCATTAACATGCGGATTTATTATTGGCGCAACATACACCAATAACGACAAATCTAGCGTAATCCACAAAACCAGATCAGGTGCATTCATTATCCAAAAGAATCTGAAGGGAGAGGAACAGATTTATCAGGTGTTAGAGTTACCTAGCAACTAAAGACTCAATAATACTTTTTACAGTTGGTGTTATGCGATGTGCTTCATCCAGTACAACAGCACAGAATTTAGAACCAAATCTGTGTATTTTATTCTTAACACTAACAGGTGTTCCAAAAACTACTGGATGTTTTAAACACGTTTCACCAACACTGGCACTAAACAAACTGCATTGATTACCAGTATCTCTATATTTTTCTGCATTTTGTTCTAACAGTTCTTTTGATGGGACAAGACACAATATATGTTTACCACTACTAACCTGGTGCAACGTGTTGGCAATTTCAGCCACAATTAAAGACTTGCCACTCCCTGTTGGCAGTTCTAATACGCACGGATCAGTACATTTCTTTATCCAATCTATAGCTGCATCATGTGCTTGTTGTTGATAAGGTCTAAGATCCATACTTAACTATCCTTTCTCCTATCCATCTTACAACTGGTACTGCCCAACTGTTTCCTAAAGCTTTATAACGTGGGCCATCAGGGCATTTTTCAGAATCTTTATTGCGATAAGGTATCTTTGTATAATCATCTGGAAAACCTTGCAGTCTTTCACATTCTCTTGGCGTTAGTCTGCGTACTGCCATAGATGATTGATAAACAGAATAAACTTGATTGGTTACTTCTGTAGATTGTGGGCTTCTGCTTGGATCATTTGATGCTGTTAATGTTGGAGCAACAATAGATGCTACAGCAATCTGATTATCCCCCATCTCACTACGCATAGTGGGAGTCATTTCTTCAATAAAACGATTGGGTTCACCCTCACGTTTTGCTATGCCTGGTTCAAAACCATAAGCAACGCCATGTACATCGGCTTTTGTTTGAGTAAAACTTATATCTTCACTGTATCCAGAACCTTGTGGGCCATTTTTAGGTTTACGTCCAATCATATTTCCTTGAATACCATAAGTAATTAAATGTCCATTATTAATAGATTGTTGCGTTAATTTTGAACATCCACATTCTGTATCTAATGCTTCAACAACTACACAAGGTTCACGTTGACCACCACCCATAGTGTTCAATTTAGGACATAAGTCATCATGTATCCGAGGCACACCATCCGCTGATCTTGGTTCAAAGCATAATCCTCTACCATCTTCTAAATCTTGATTACCAATTCCTTTGTAATCTCTTGCCATTAATGTACCTACGGTTGGACAGCCATCTGGAGAGCGATCTTCAATGCTGGAGGTAGCATTTTTCCTCTCACCTCTGCTCGGCGCAATATCCCTTCGCAAGCCCTCGAACTCAAAAAGAATTTCTGCTGGATCGAACCTTTCTCTAGCACTTGCTACAACGAACACACGTTTTCTTCGTTGTGCCAGTCCGAAATATTGGGCATCAAGGACTCGCCACGCAACTGTTCTTTTGTGTCCAAACACAACACCAGCGTTTGTCCATCGCTTCCCTGACGGCTTAAGTTCGCTATCTTCACCGGCAAGTCTAGCAAGGAAACAGCCAAAGGCATTGTCTTTGGTGTTAAGGACTCCTGGGACGTTTTCCCAAAAGATAATTGCTGGAATATCTCTGACTGCGTCCAAGGCATCTGCTATCTCACAAATTAACTAAAGTCACTAAAGCTGGTTCTATATCTTACGCCAAAGCAGTTAAAGAACTTCTGCCAGATGCTGACCTTACTGACTACACTGGTGAACCAAGTAGTTATTGGAGATTGACGTGTGCTGACCATTGATAAAAATGACACCATTGTCTGCCAGTTACAAGCAGTTGTATTTGTATTTGTAGCCAGTAATGCGTTTGGTAGTCTATAGACTTAAACTCTGGTGGGTTCTTGTCACGCAACCCATATGGGCATTTAATCTCAATTAAACCGTCAGTATCGATCAAACCATCTGGTGATGCTCCAAGCCAATCTTCATATGTATGAAAGCCAGTAAGCTCTACTTTTTTATCAAACTTCAATTCATAGTCAGCAAGTGCATTAGGCTCGTTATACGTTCCATAATTAGTCGCTGGATTACCAGTAAATTCGCTAGAAGCATTATGATATTGACGCACCATGTCACGCATAACATCTTCACGTTTCATGAAGGGAGATAACCCTAAGATTGCACCAACATTACTACCAGTTACACGGTTTTTACGTTTCTCAAACCACTCTTCTGTTCTTTGTTGTTCCATAAATAATATCCTTATATTTTATTAACAATAGCCAACAACATGGCGTTATTTTCAAAATTTTTAACTCCAAGTAATAAATTTGCGATTGCCTTAATATCTTCTTGAGCTGTTGAAACGGGTCTTTTTGAAGGTCTGCCAATTTGCAATCCAGTTACTTCTTTAATGTGCTGGATATTTGATATAGTAATTTCATAATCAAATATTAATTCCATTGATTCAGCAATAGACTTGTATTCAAC